TAGATAACTTCTACCATATGGTAAATAATTAGTATCTGTTAATAATCTAAAGTGGGCAACTTCGTAATTATCTAGAATAATTTGATTCTTATTATCTTCTGAGGCTGCTCCCGTTACATTATAAAATCCTGTTGTACCTTGAGAGATACCTTGAGGATGATATTTAAATCTTACTTCAGATGGATTATCTCTATTCCATCCTTCTTGTCTTTCAATATGAAAAGCTGAATAAGGTATAACATTGTAAACACCGTATTTTTCAGATATTTCAAGTTTTAAAAAGAAGTCACCATACTTACACATATTGCGTACCCATGGCCACATATTAAATTCTATATTTAAAATATCATAAAATAAGTTATATAAAATCTGCTGAATATCATCATCGGAAGATTGTATTTGCAATACTTCTCCCATATCATTTTTAAGTGTAGATTCATCAGCTACAATATCAAGAGCGGATGCAACAATAGCGTCTGTATCCATTACATCGTACTCTGAGTATAATTGTGGTCTTAGTAATTGATAGTTAAAGTTACTCTGATAACCGTATAGTGAAGTTGGTCCTGAGGTATAAATTCTATTAAATCTATCTACTAAAGCATTCGTATCATATTTACCATAAGATTGAATATGATCACTATCTACTACTTTAAGTTCCTTTCCACCTGCATTTTTAATTACAACATCAGTTGAAAATAATCTTCTTAGAGTTGCAAAAATACCAGTTTGTGGACCCATTTGTCCTTGATCTTTACCGTCATTATACGGTGGCATTGGATTATTATTATCTGCCATATTTTATTTTTATAAAAGCCAGTTAATATCGTGACCTTTTTCTTTATCTAAATCTACTTTATATGGATTTTCACCCCACTGTTTATTAGTATAAATATTGTTATTTTTAGTATTAATTATTCCATCCATCATATTTTTAGACATATCAGTAGATTGTGACTTATAAGCTAATGATATATCTCTCATAAACATTGCAATAGCAAAAGACATAACTAGGTCGTCATTATATCCTTCTTGCGAGGTTGCTTTACCATTCTTCCATACAAATGTTTTCATTTCTTCTAAAAGTCTTTTAGATTTAATAGTAACACTTCTATCGTTAACAAACTCTAAAAACTTAGATATTGCAAGTGGTCTAGTTTTTAAATTCATAGTAAATCCTGGTGTTAGCTTACTATGATCGGACCATTCGGAAAAGAAAGATTCTACAGTAACGCTACCACCTTTTGGAGAATGATATAGGTTGTTATATCCTCTTTGTTGAATAGCTTGTATAACAGCCCAGCCAATAGATGAATTCTCAACTACTAATAATGCGTTATTATATTCAGTTGCAATAGATACTAATAAATTACCAAAATCTAATGTAGGTAGTTTACCTTTATACTCAGCTACTTGAGTATTCGAAGTTATATCAATAATATGAAAAGCAGAATAATCTTGACCATCACCTCTTGCAACGTCAGCTGCAATAATATAATTTTTTGAATAATTTACAGGTTCCCATACCCATAATGATTTATCTATACCCCTCTTCTCATTTGGACTCTCAGTAGTTTCATCTGTAATATATGTTAACTGACCTGCAGGAAATACTGTATCTCCTGATGTATTAAAGTCACAATCACACTCTTGTGCTGCTTTTTTAGGATCTCCTAATAATAAATCTTGTCTGTCTCTCCACTCTTGATCTCTTTCCGGATGAACATCCCATGGTAATCTTATAGGTAAAAAATTATTTGTGCCTTCTTCAGCACTTACCCACATTTTGTGAAACCAATTACCAACACCATAAGGTGTAGATAAAACTAATGCTCCACCACCAGTTGCTAAGGTTTGTTGAGCTGCTGCCCAAGTCTCTCCAATATTATCAATAAATGCAGCCTCATCAACAATCAATAAAGATACTGCTTCTGAACGAGCAGCATCAGGAGAAGATGATTTAGCTTGAATTCTTGAACCATTCTTTAATCTTAAAGATAATTTATTATTTTCTACATTATCAACTTTTAACCAAGAAGGTAAGTGGTTGTACATAAATTGTACCTTAGTAACTAAGTTACGTGCTGTAGCTTGAGTTGTTGCTAAAGCTAGTACGTTTTTATTTTCAAAGAAAGACATTAGCCATAATGCATATCCTGCACCTAATGTTGAAATACCTAACTGTCTTGATTTAAGAATAATAGAATATGGATTATCTTTCCATAATGTCATTACTCTTTCTTGAAAAGGATATAAATGAAAATTAATTTTACCTCTTTGTGGGTGTTGGATATAGCAATACTTCTTCATAAAATGTACAGGATCAGTTGCACACTTTATATATTCTTGCTTTATTATTTGTTTTATATCCGACACTACTTCTTTGTGAGTTTTTGATAATAGCTTGCTCCTACAAATGGAGTAGTGTTTGAAAATATACCATTTTGATGATTAAATTGAACCCCTCCATTTATTCCTATTATATATCTCTTTTTAGTTCTTAACATTAATCCAATACTAGCGTTAGCCAGATTAAAAGGTTTGACAACAAACCCAGAATTAAGACCAAGGTATACCTCCAATGCATTTATGTAGTGTTTTTCAGTTATAGTATTTGTAATAGTAGGGTATAAAATATTATACCACGAAGATCGTCCTGCAATTTGATTTTGTGTTATAGTATCATAAACAATAAAAGTAAAACTATCTGTATGAATAACTGTATCTGCATAATAATATTTAGCGAAGTAATCTTCTAAAATAGCTGCTGTATCTGTAGGTTCAATTCTGTATTCAATTTGAGTAACTGTATCATGAATATAGTTTACAATTTCACGTTCATAGTATTGTGGTACATAACTAACTGTTTCATTAGTTATAGTATCGTAAGTAACTATTGTTGTTGTATCTCTAATAATAGTAGGTTCTGTTGGTCCTCCATTACCATTTCCACAATCTTTTAATAACAAGACAATTATTAAAATTGCTAATAAAACAGTGTTTACTATTCTAAATTTTTCGTATTTGTGAGTTTTCTTTTCCATTATTTATAAATATCTTTATTTATTTATGTTCCTTTATCTTTAAAATTAAATCACCGCTTCCTTTTATTACACGATGTATACATTCTCTTAAGATAGTAAATTTTTGATTATTCTCCAACTTAAATGGCACTTTATTATCGAATTGAAACTGCCAATTATCAGATTGTATCACTTCTATATCTCTAGTATATTGATCTTTATGCCATATTAATGACATTTCATCAACATCTTCAGAAATAGTACGGATAAAGTAATCTTTGTAGGAATTATCAGTAAAAACTACTTCTTTTTCTTGTTTTTGCGGTATTTTTGGATCTTTTTCCATTGAGCAGCATCAACTTTTCTTGCTTTTCCTCCTGTTAAAACAGAATTTACCCTTGCTAATCCCCATTGATGCATTCCAGCTCCAGGTCTATGACCTGTTTTCCATGCAGCTACACCTTTATTGTATATAGCTCTTAATGCAGAAAGAGGAGCATTAGCTTTTTTTGCTTTATTTTTTAAAGCTTTTGTAACTTTATCTTCTTCTTGTAATGTTTGTTTTACTTCACCAAACATTTTTTCGAATTTTTTAGTATATTTTGATGGTTTAGTCTTAGCTCTAGCATCTCCAGGGGCTTTTTTATATGCACTAGGATCTTTATCAGACATTTTAGCCTGCTTTTTAAACTGAGCATCTCTTTTAGCTTTAGTAGACTTGCTTAATCCTTTATAATATTTAGCTGGTTGAGTTCCTTTTCTACCTTTAATATCTGGATCTTGTTTAACTTCAGTCTTTTCTTTAAGCTCTTTAAGATATTGTTCTACTAATCTATCTATTCTATCCATTACCAATAAGTATTCATGTTTTTACCTAAACCAAGTTGATGTGCATAGCGTGGGAGGTTGCAGCTCCAGTACCCTGGTTTAGTTTTATCTCTTTTATCTTTACAATTATGTCTATCAGCAAAAGCTTTTCTTCTTTTTGGATCTTTAAGTTTAACTTTTAATCCTGTAGTTCCTCCAAAAGATACTTTTTTAATTTTACCAGAGGGAGTTTTTACATAAACATAAAACTTTTTTACTCCTCCTCTTTTTGGTTTATTAAGGTCAACTTGTTTACCTTGATATTCAGCTTCTTTAATTTCAAATGGAGTATCTAAGATAACTTTTCTTCCTTCAAAAAATGCTAGTTCACCAACATTTTCATTTAGATACCACTTATCATTATCATTCACTTCAATTAGTCCTTTATTATATAATTTACGAGCTTCTTGAAATAATTTACAATATTCTTCTGATCCTATACGATAGATGTTTTCTGATAAGGGGATGTTATATTCTAAATGATACTTTAAACCTTCAGATAAAAGTCCTTTTTTCTCCTCTTTTATAATAGGAGCTTTATTATCATCACAAGTATTACATCCACATTTACACATAATAATTAAAAGTTATATGACCATCTTGGTAAACCATCTTTAAAATAAATTTTAATTTCTTTACCAAGTTGATCGATTAATGTTTTAGTACTTACTTTTCTATAATTACCATTATTATCATTTAAGAAAAATACTTCTTCGAATCCTTCTGTTTGTATATAAAGTTTAACTACTTCTTTTGCAAGATCTAGCTCTAATTTTAACCAATCAAAGCTATTACCATTTACATATGATTTTACATCTAGTTTTGAAAAATCTAAACCTGGGTAATTCTTTTTTAGTGCTTTATCAATAGCTAGTATGTAATCTTCTACAGCTTCTGGTTGCTCTTTTGCGATTTCATCAAATACTATACCTAATCTATTAAAAGGTCTTTTTCTTACAACACCTTTAAGTGATATATCATTAGCTAATTTAGGATTAATTTCTTTTTCTATATCAGTATAAACAGTTTCCATACTGTTAACACTAAATTCAGCTTTTTGACCCATAGGTACAGCTCCTTTATTTTTTACTTCTACTTCCTTTCCACCAGCTTCAATATCTCCACCGGAAATAGCATCTCTTACATCTTTAAGCATTACTGATAAAAGTATTTCACCTTTACCAGTTGAAACTCTACCTATTGATGGTTCTAATCGTAAAATATATTCTACTAAATCTTTAGAAACAAAATCAAACTGTGTTAAAAGATTACCACTATCACCAATACTAGAATAATCTTTCATATTATTTAGATATTCCGCATATACTGCAGCGTCTCCTGTATTAACCATCTTGTTGTAGATATTCTCAGCTACCTTAGCAGGACCTTTACCTTTTGATTTAATATAGTCAATTATAGATTTTTTATATTTTATACTTGATACTGAGGAAAGTATTCTTGTTAATTGTTCAGGAGTAAAATCCTCATCTTTTAAAATCTGAATGATTTCTTCCTTAGAGGTGGTTCCATCTGCTTTTTCCTCTTTTAGAATATTTTCTAATAAGGTATTTAGTAACTTCCTATCGTTAGTATCATTAATATCCGGATACCCTTTAGGAAATTTATGTGAAACTTTATTTAAAAATTTTGTAATTGGATCCATATTATAAGCCCATTTTTTCTATATTATCAGTCTCATCTCTATTTTGACCTGAATATGTTTCGTTATCATCTACAGAAGTTTCTCTTGAATCAGCTTCATCATCAATATCTACACCTTCATTAAATTGATCTACTCCTCTATAAAGTAAGTGAAAAATATCTTTACCTTTTTGCATATCACTTTCATTATCAAATGTAATTGATGAATTAGGATGATCAGGTTGATAAGGGATATTTGCTTTATCTAAACATCTACATGCAATTTCCATCATTGCAGGAGGTATTTCTACTTCATGATAATCTCTTTGAAGTTTATTTTCAGATAAATATTTTTTTAAATTAAAGCTATTCATATTATTCTTCTCCTGTTTCTTCTGGAGCTGGTGGTTCCTCTACTGAAGTATCATCAGCTG